GAATCAGCATTATATAACGCTACAATGGTTACTGAATCATTCGAAGATGTTTTAAATGTTGTTAGAGATATTTTAGCTTATACTAAAGAAAACCAAGAAGAACTAATTCAAAAACCAGAGACGCTTCCAGATTTTGATGAAAGCGATACTGAAGAAAACGACGATCCTACTACTCAAGGTCATGATGATTTTGAGCAAACACCAAGTGAAGAACAAGAGGCTACTGAAGAGGAACCAAGAGACGGCGAGGAATCTAACGATTCTGAGGAACCAGGACAAGCGGAGAAAGCAGTAGCTTCGCCTTTACCAGAGCATAGTGATGAAGACGTATCTATTACAGATGAAATCTTTAGAGCAAAGGAAAAGGATTTAATACCTGAGGTATCAACTACATTCTATGCTAATGATGTTAAGGACGTTACACCATTTGTTGTTCCATTTAAAGACTTAATGTCTAGAAGAAAAAAGGTATTAGAAGGTTTTAATCGCGAATACGAAGATGGAACTGTTAACAAAAAACAAATTCTTACAATGAATATGGAAGTAGAATTTAAAAAGTACTTAAGTAAAGTTAAGAAAGCGGTTCAGCCAGCAGTAAAAGAATTTGAGCAAAAGAAAGCTGCGCATCAATGGCAGTATGCTACTACAGCAAAAACTGGTAGAATTGATGTTAACAAATTACATTCATACAAAATATCAGAAGACATTTTTTCACAAACGACTAACCTAGCCAATTCTAAAAATCATGGAATGTTTATGTTAATCGATTATTCTGGATCGATGGCAGGTGTTTTAAGTAATGTACTAGATCAATTAGTTCATAGCATTATATTTTGTAAAACAGTTAATATACCGTTTGATGTATACGCATTTACAACTGGCGGAAATTACGATTATACTTCTTATAGAGATGGTGATTTTCAAATGGACAATTTATCAATGCCTCAGCTTATTCATTCAGATCTTAAAAAGAATGATTTTGAATTAGCTTTAAAATACCTTTATGCTAGAATGGAATGTGCTAGAGGACCTCATGATTACTCAATATACGATAGATGCGAAGAATGGGGATCAACACCTTTAAACCATGCACTAGTTTGTTCACACAAATTAATTAAGAAATTTAAAGCAATAAAAAATCTAGAGAAAGTTAACCTTATGTTAATTACAGATGGTGATACAAACAGATTAAGCATTATTGAAGATAGATCTCTTGCAGACAAGAAGCTTCCTACCACGAGCTCATACTATGGCTACGATGCAGAAATTAAAACTACTATTGACGGCAAAAAGCTAACACTAGCTGGAAGAGGCGTTAATGGTACTAAAAGTCTTTTACAAAATCTTAAGAAAAGATACGGAGTTAATGTTATAGGATTCTATATTGCTGATTCTAGAAGCGATCTAAATAGTGCTATATTCTCAAGTTATAGAGATCAAAATAAAGATGCTAATGATTGGGACACTAGTTTTGATAAGCATAAGAAAACAAAGTTAAAGGAAAGAAACAAAAACAAATGTATCGAGTACAAAAACAGTAAAGGCTATGATAATCTCTACATTGTATTGGACAAAGAGTTTAATACCGACGAGGACGAATTCGAAGCAACTTCTGATCAAACTAAAAGCCAAATAACAAGAGCATTTAAAAAGTATAGCTCAAGTAAAAAGGTCAATAAGAGTTTGATGACTAAATTTGGCCAAGCAGTAGCATAGTGATACTTAGGCTAATTATTTTGCAAATAAATGCAAATAACCCTGTACACTATGCAGTAACTATGGTATAATAGTTATATAAATTGATAAGGAACTATATTATGAACGTAAATACAAACACAATACTGAAAAGCTTAATGGAAACATATCCAGATAGCACTGTCTTTAAAAAGGCAGAAATCGTATCTATAGCAAATTCGCTAGGATTTAAAAAGAGTGATTATTCACCTCTAACGTCAACTGATAACAGGACTGATGTCAGAGGTCAATACGATCTTTCAGCTGTTATTATTCCAATGAGGGAATCTAATACAATGGCTAAAACATCACCAACAGTAGTTGGAATGCAATCAATAGTAAATGAAGAGAAAACGTTTGCTTCAGTTGATCCTACATTCGTACCATGGGGTGCATATTCAGACGTCGTTAAAGTCGTTAAATCTGAAATGTTCTATCCCATCTATGTGTCAGGTCTAAGCGGTAATGGTAAAACCTTTATGGTCGAACAAGCATGTGCTAAAGAAGGCAGAGAGTTTATCAGAGTGCAAATTAATCCAGAGACAGATGAAGACGATTTAATTGGCGGATTTAGATTAATCAATGGCGAAACAGTTTTCTCCAAAGGTCCAGTTCTAAAAGCTATGGAAAACGGAGCTATACTTCTTCTAGATGAAATTGATAGAGCTACAAATAAAATTATGTGCCTTCAAGGAATCTTAGAAGGTAAACCAGTTTTAGTTAAAAAAACTGGAGAGGTAGTAACACCTTCTAGTGGCTTCAATGTAATAGCAACTGCTAACACAAAGGGTAAAGGGTCAGACGATGGAAGATTCACAGCTGCCTCAATTATCGACGATGCGTTCTTGGAAAGATTTACTATCTCAATAGATCAAGCATTTCCATCAGTATCAGTTGAAAAGAAAATTGTTAATAACCACATGAAAAAATTTGGAGAAGTCGACACAGACTTTGCTGATAACTTAGTGGGATGGGCAGACATCATCAGAAAAACTTTCTACGATGATGGAGTCGATGAGGTTATTTCAACAAGAAGGTTGTGTCATATTGCACAAACATTCTCAATCTTTAAAGATAAAATGAAATCAATTGATTTATGTATCTCAAGGTTTGATGATGATACAAAAGCAGCATTCCTAGATCTTTACAGTAAGGTCGATGCAGGTATAGAAACAATTACTGACGAGGATTATTATGTCGAAACAGATTAATTATAAATTTAACGAAGGAGCTCTAATCAAAGAGCTCCAAGCGTATATCGATTCTACGTACGATGCACATTATGGTCAAGGAGGATTACAATCCTCTGAGGTTATAGTGGATCGTGGACATGGTCTAGGATTCTTCCTAGGTAATGTCGATAAATACAATGCAAGGTACGGGAAAAAAGGTGATGTGAAAGACCACCGAAAGGATCTTATGAAGGTATTGCATTATGCATTACTCGCTCTTTATGAGCATGATAGGATTAATTCAAACTAACTATGTACATTATACTAAAAGTATGGTATAATATACTATTAATTAAAAAGGTAATATTATGAATATAACAAACGATACTCTCAAGGTATTGAAAAACTTTGCTACCATTAATCCTAACATTGTGATTAAACCTGGTGGCCAACTAAAAACAATCTCTGAAGCTAAAAACATTATGGCTGTCGCTGATGGCACTGATGATTTTCCTACAGAGTTTGGAATCTACGATCTTAATGAATTCCTATCTGTTTCAAATTTGGTGCAAGATCCAAACTTTGATTTCCAAGATAAAAACGTTAAGATTACTTCAGGTGGTAACACTGTAACATATTTCTTTTCAGAACCAGAGATCTTAACATCTCCTTCTAAAGAAATTACAATGCCAGACACTGAAGTTGGAATTTCCATTACACAGGAAGTTTTATCGCAGGTTCGTAAAGCAGCTGCTGTACTTGGACATACTGAAATGTCTATTAAAGGCAGTGGCGGTAAAGTAACGCTATCAGTAGTTGATAGTTCAGATGCTACTGCTAACTCATTTGATATTGAGCTCAATGACAATAACGATTGTACTGAAGAGTTTAATTTCATCGTAAATATTAATAATCTAAAATTGATCGAAGGTGATTACTTTGTGAATATCAGTTCTAAACTAATTTCACAGTGGACATGTTCATCAATGGCAGTTAAATATTTTATCGCTTTAGAGAAAGCGTCAACATTCGGCGTATAAATATAATGGTATATTATATACGCAATAGGAATTCTCATAATAACTATGAGGATATAGTGTAAGATGCGGATAACCGGTCTTACAAATTATAGTCTAACTTTGATCAAAGGAGAAACAAAATGACTAATCAAGTAGAAACTCAAGCTGGTGAG